ACAACAAACTGAGTATCCGCTTGAATATCATTCCACTTCTTTTCATCAAAATCTCCGCTAGGAAGCAAATATCCATTTGCTTCTAATAAAGAAATCACATCTCGAAAAACCTTCAAAAAATTTCCAGCAGTCATTAAATACTCCCTGTGAGAAGAGGATACTTTCCTTCAAGTTTTTTAGTTAAAGTTACAGCATTCTTCGCTAAATCAAGAATAGCACCAGGTAAAGAAAGACTTGCACAGGTTACTAATAAATGAAGAAAATCTCCTGTATTAAGAAGTCTCCCTCCATCAGGAGTCATAGCAGCAGTTAGAAGTCCTACAAACTGAGTACCAAAAGTAAAAGCAAATCGAACTAGTAAAGCAATTACTGGGCTAATTACTGTTATAATAAGATTAGGGATTCCAGGAGGAGTAATCGCAATCATTCCATGAGGAATACCCTCATCAACAATTGCAGTCTCAACCTTAGTATCATCAGCTACCATTACACTCTCCTAAATGAATACGGCCTAACACAAATTTCATATCTAGCCCCATCATCTCCCCATCTCCAATATCTACGAGAACCTGGATCACTACTGGGCGGCGTTCCTCTCTCATAACTATGATATCTTTGTATAGGAACTGCGTCAAACCCTCGATGAAAAGCATCTATACAAGCTAAAACATCAGTTCTAGTTGGAATAATACACTGCTGCATATCAGGCATACCATGCATTGTTCCACCAGCGCCGAAGAATGCACAACCCGCGCCGTAGGCTTCCCAATCATCAGCAACCGCCGTCTCCTCCACCCTCGGAGGTTCATCCAACATTACGGGGCCCATATATGCTGGAGAAAATTGCTGTTCTGGTCCTACCCCTGTAAAAAATTCATAAGCATCTTTAAACTTCCGCGACCATTCATTATCCCGAGGGGAATGGTAAGTTAGTGATGGCCCGGCAGGATAAGGTGTTGGTGTATACCAACCAGAACTCCATCCTGGAGTTTTTGGGGTATATCTTCTCAGAATTTCTTGAAGTAGAGTTAGTCCGCCATTTTGTTGTGGTTCATTATAAACTTCAAGAAGAGCATTTTCATGGCGAAGACAAAGTTCATCAACTGCTTGAAGGTGGTCTACCATTGCATTTATTTCATAAGCATAGGTATGAGCCACTACTTCAACTCTAAGCCCCGCGGCAGCAGCTTCAACTATAGAAGCTTCACAATCTGGTTCACTATAGACCCAACCGGATTCTACTCCAGAGTTAGGAGGTCCGGTCCAATTTACTTGTGAAAATTCACGAACTTCGTTAAATTTCTTTGACGCCGCCCAATCAAAATAGGTGCGGGCATCATTACCATTACCCTGAGCGAAACGCTTTGGGCCACAAAAACTAGTAATACTTCTGCGAATAATAAGTTCGCCAGCAGAATTAATAAAATAGTTTCCACTTGGAGTAATCCTTTCTACCTCATTTGTACTATATAATCTTACGCGATAGAAATCCCCCATTACCGTTTCACCCAAGCAAAAGCGGGTCCGACAGTTCCTTTCTCAGGCCAACAGAAGTAAGCCGGAACTAAAGACCCAACAATAGGATCATAGATAATAACAGGAGATTCAAGGATGCCGCGACCCTCACTAATTGGCTTTCCGTAAAATTCGTGAGGAATATCCGTTGAGTGTTCAGTAGAATCTGCCCCAAGAATAATTGGTAGCTTAGTATGTTGCAACTGATAGTATTGATCAGGCTTAGAAGCTTCCCACCAACAATCATCATCGGGAGTATCTCGATCAAAAAGAACAAGATAATAACCCCACATACCTTTTCCAGCTTCCGCAGAAGTAACTCGTCCAAATTTATTACCTGGGCCTCTAACAGCACCAATTTCTGGGGTCATGAATTTATACTCCTTAACACGATAATATTGTTCTTCAATAGGAGGCTTTGGAGGTTTTGTTGGCGGTTCAATTGGAGGTTCCGGCGGTTTCGTCGGAGGTTCAATTGGGGGCTCAGTAGTTCCTACTGGGCGTAAATCTTGTCTTTCTGAGGAGAAATCAATCCATAAGAATCTTGGACTACCATCACTAAAACTCCCCACCACTCGTAATTGCCCGTTCAGAACTCGAGCATCTGGATAGTATAAATCTCCGGTGATTTTATACCCCATATAGCTATAGACTGGACGAATAAATACCCCATTATTAGGGGTATTAGTCATAACCCAAGGAGAACCGTCTGGAGCAGAGAAGGCTACGAGGGGGTCTTCATCATCACGGATGCTAACTATCTGTCCTAATGAATTCTTAATTTGTCTTGTATAGGTTCCGGTTGCAACTTGATAGAGATAAAAAGTGCCTTCTAGATTTATAACCCACGTAGGGATAACATCCGTTGCAACAATTTTCCAGTCGATGAAAAGATTTCTAACAGAACCTTGAAAAGGACTTAAAAATCCAAAACTAGAGGAGCTAAATCTAGGGGCAGTAGCATTTAAGATTTTTTCTTTAACCTCCACCCCCTCGTAACGGTCTACTTGGCCATTACCACTATTCGTAGCACCCGCCCATTGTCCTAAATTAGGACTTCCTTGATACTCATTATAAGCTGAAGGAATAATAGTTCCTCCAACATTAGTTGTACCATTTCTTACATTAAAAACAAGAGTCGGACCTGCCCAAATCGGTTTACCTCCATTCGCAGCCGCCATGTAAGAATTGCCATCATTAGGAGTAATCCAAATTTCAGTATCTCCTGAAGCAATTACTCCGTCAGCACGAAGTTTAGAAAACCAGGCATTCATTATTTTACTCGTTCATTCGGACTTACAAAAATATCTAATCTGTCTAAAATTCTATCGTAAGATTGAAACTTACCTTCATGAATCTGGATTTTACCATCAGCATTATGTCGAGCATCTCGTAATCTTTGTACTTCTGCTGCCCACATAGCTAATTCTGCTCTAAGTCCTCCTGTTTGGCTAGATAAATCATTTCTAAGAGAAGATCCCATTGCATTAAGATCCGCTACCCAATTTGTAGGTTGTTTTAAAATTTCTTCTAATTGAGCATCTACCTTACCGCTCCATCGAGCAATTATAAAAATATGCCCAATTATTACTACGGTTAATGAAATAAGAGCTAAAACAATCATAGGTTCATTTGTCATCTATTACCGTCGTTATTGACGCCCTTCGTGTTCAATCGAAAAGTGATTACCATCCGCTCGGGTGAATCTTCCTCCCCAGCAACATTTAAAATCTTCCATTGATTGATTTTCCCACCATTCTCCGAGGGGGAGATAAGCGGCGGTTTCTGATTGGTATTCTCCATTAATGAATAAATTAAGGTCAATAGCTAATCGTTGAGTATGAAGAGAATGGGTAATTCCTAATCCAAGTTTTGCTAATCTTTCGGCTTCTTCTGGTGATCTGAAAGCTTCCCCGAGGGTTAACTCAAATCCTAGGATCTGGGCTTTTCGGATAAGACCTGCAATTAAATCAACAAGCTTACTTTGCTTTTCTCTGAGGGTCATAATCCCCAACCTAAATTATTTAACAAATCTTGTATTGTAAATCTTACCGAGGATAAAGTGACTCTACGCTTTGGTGGAGTGTTTCCTGTTGGGTCTACTAGAATTTCATCAATTTGAACAGATTGAATTTTAAAATATTTATTGAGCAAAGGATCAGTAAGATTCACTCTTTGCATATTTCCGGCGATAGCGTATTGATCAAAGGTTGAGTATTCAAAAGTTTCAATAGGATAACCAAATAGAGTTAAATCTGCAACTCCTAAACGTCTAAGTTGATCGGGCGTAGTATATTGAGAGGGGGCATTTAAAAGATATTCATGAACCCCATCTCCTCCTTCTCGTGAAGCTGCATCAGCTTGAGCAGCAAAGTCATCAACTTGTACTTGAAGTTGAATACCAGATCCTTTGGGGATAGGAAGAATTGACCCAGCACCACAACCAAGAGGAAATACACTAATAAGACTTCCATTAGAATTTCCGGCATTAGGATTTCCATCTTTAGGAGTTGTACCATCAGGTGGAGGATTACCCGGTCCTGAATCTTTTCCTGGAGGCAAAGTATTTGTTGCCGGAGGAGCCGCAGAACAAGCATTATTTAAAGGAGAAATACCTGTTCCTGGGTCAATTGGACAACACCCAACAGAACCTGCTCCTGAGGTATTAACTCCTATCAAGAATTTTTCTCGTATTCCAGTATAAGAGACTACCTTTCCCCCAATTGAAGCAAATCCTCCTTGGTCACAAAAGGGGGTAGTATCAGAAACGGGAATCTTATCTTCTCCGTTAACAATTTGGCCTTTAGGAAGATTACCGCTCCATCGCGCTATAGCATACGTTCCTTCTATTGGAACAAGAAGATTTGTATAGGATAAATGAGTTGCAAATGGAGGATTATGAGGAGTCCCGGTTAAATCTATTGTTAAAGTAAATTTAAATAATTCAGTTTGGAGAATAGGCATTTGTGTTCCAGTAGGATATTGATAGCCTACTGGCCCCAAAGGCCCAGATGGATGATACGTTGGAGGAGGACTTTCAACAAGACTTAAATCTTGATTTGTAGGAGTATTAGTAACATAACTCTTAATAGAGGAATGAAACTCCCTCGTAAGAATAGGCCAAGGAGGAGTGGTGAGAATATCCGCCGAAGCATCTTCTAGATAGAATATAGGGCTCAGCCAGGCATTTGTTACTAAAAATCCTATAGGAATATTCTGAGTTCCTTGAGGAACTATCACTCCATCTAGAATAAAAGTAGGTAATGCGGAGAATGTAAAACTTTGTTGAGTTATCACTCCCCCAGGAGCGTCGATAGAACCACCGCCTTGAGCGGGGAATTCAAGTCTAAAAGTTCCAGTTCTTCCATTAACTGGAGAAAAAATTATAGTAGCTCCAGAAACTGCAGGGTCTAAAGTTACTATCGCTCCTGTAGTATTAGGAGTTCCCGCATCGGAACTCTGTTGAACATAAACATTCTGAGCTACTCCAGCAGGAGGTATAGGGAGATTCTGTAATTGAATAGCAGAAGTACCATCTAAATGTACTGTAGTAATCTTTGTCGCTGAAGATTCATGCCCGTTAGGATATTTAAAAGACAAAAATATATCGTAATTTCCTGCCGGATACGCTACTCCATTTGAAGTAGAAGCATTTCCAGCTTCTCCTTGTTTCTTAGGAGGAGGAAAATCTGTTGTATTTTCAACAACAGTTACTACATTTACTCCCCCATATCTTAATAGTTGACCGTTAACAAAAATATCTCCAGAATAAGGAAGTTTTGTTACATCTTCAACAGGTATTATAGTTGCCCCAGCAGGTATATCTGTAGCTACAGAAGTTAATGTTGTACTTCTAACGTAATCTCTTGTTCTAACTTGAGAAATATCCTGAGTATAAATAGGTTCTGGGTGAAGTATAATATTATTTTGAGCCACAGTATTTGGCGTATAGACCAACATACTTTGAAATAATTGTACTTCAGTATTTTGAAGTCTAAAGGTTCCTCCAACTTGTAAAGCTATATTAGAAAAAACTTCACTTAAAGTTTGAGATCCATCTAAAGTTAAATCAATAGGAGGTAAACCTACTTGGACTCCGGCAGTAGAAAAAGCAGGAGCGTAGCAATTAACAAGAAAAAAAGCAATTGTAGCAGCGGAAGTTTGAACCCAAGACCCCATAGGTCGTTTTTTATTGAAGAGATACTCATATCCAGCAACATGAACTTTCCAAACAGGATTTACTAATTTATCTTGGAAAGTCTTAGATACACTGATTATAATACCTTCAACTAATGGCCCAGGCCCCACATCAAAAATAACTTCGTGCCCTACTATAGGAGTATAAGCTACCCCAATATCAAAAGTTAATTCTACTGGTTGTCCTAAGGTTTGAGAAATATGGGCTCCAGGTTGACGTCTAGCGGCTATAGCTGTAGAATTTGAATGGGGGGTATAAGTATAGGTAGCAGTATACTCTACTCCAACAGTTCCTCCAGCAATAGCTGTAGAATCCCCTGCGGCAGATCCACTCCCACCGGTAATGTTAGAAACTCCAGACCTAATTATAGGTCTGAATCTCAACGCCCAAGGTAACTCAAAACCAATCATTAGTTTAACGATTCAAGAATATACTGGTGAAGAGTTAAACTACCTGTAGCTACTGTCTGAGTAAAGAAAAAATCTACCGTCTGAGCCGCAGTAGTATCAAAATTATTTCCAACAGCAGGAGCACTATTCCAAGGAAGAATTGCGCTTAAAACTCCCTTTGGGGCAGTTGCAGGAACTCCAAGAATATCTTCACATACCCAAAATCCCTGCATCATCAAATTCCCACTCGAACCAATTGCTCGAGCTGTAAGAAACATTTCTAAATACCAACCCACATTTGTATGTGCAGCAACGGTATCGAGGAGGATGGCAAGACCGTCAGCAACAACGGTTCCTCCAAATCTAACATCAAATCGAGCAGTTCCAGGAGTAGTAATAAGTGAGGAAATTCTTCCACTAGCTTTGATACGAATTGCTTTTCCTACATAGTCAAAGAAATTTGCGGGTAGGGTAAACTTTGCCTGAGGAGGAAGCGCAGAAGCTGCCGCTGCAGCAGTAAGTGCACTTCCGTCTCCCTGAGCAACTACAAGAATCTGATTCCAAGTTTGAGCAGACATTTAAACCTCACTAACAATCGTTGTTCCTGCGAGTAAACGTGGGATATTTCCAACAGCACTAATATTTAGATTAGGAGAAACTATGCCAAAATATAACATTGCATCAGAAAAGCCTGTTCCGATAGAAAAATGGGTGACAATTCCTCCGGCCCCTCCTGCATACGCCGGAAAGTCAATATCTAGTGCAAGTGTTACTTGATTAGCAGCAACTATAAACCCGGCACTACTTCTAATTGCTTCAGTTCGAGCATATCCCGTATAGCTGATTTCATTAGTAGCTTGAGTTCCTCCAGCTCCAGGACTTGCTGTATGTAAAGCTAAAGTAAGTGTCAATGACCCAAGAATATTATCTCTAGCAATATTATCCATTGGTGCCGCATTAAAAATCAGCAGCAATAAATGATTAGAATAATAGTCGCTCTTTGCAGGCATTATTTTCTTACCACAACAGTATATTGAGCCGGAAGATTACGAGGGGTTATGCAAGTCATTGAAGTGGGGGAAATAACATTATAACTTGTCCCCTCGACCCCTCCAAAAAGAATCTTTGTACTACTATTGAATAAAGATGCTGATGCGGTTAAAGTAACCGTCGTGCCCCCCTGAGCTGGGCCATTATCAGGAGAAATTGTTATAATAATTGGAGGGGGAGGGCCAAATGCTCCTAAAGAAATTTCTCCAGTATTAAAACTAGCGTCAAAAACGACAACTTTACCTAAATCCTCGGAAGGAAAAACTGCCCAACAAATAACGCTATTACCTACATCAGTATTATAAGTCCAAGTAAATCCATCGGCAGATGACATTACATTATTTGGGGCCGAGCCTCTAGCTGTAGCTATAAAAGCAGTTTGAGCAGCTAGCCAGCAAACTGAATCAAATCCACCACCATTATCTGGAATGCTAGAGCCAATACTCCAACTTGTACCATTTGTAGAAGTTCTTACTCTATTTGTAAAAGTTCCTAGACGAATAGTCGTCATTACTAAGAGGCTTAAAGCATTAGACCAGCAAATATCGCCAATAAATTCACTTGAATTTAAAGTAGGGGAACTATCGGACCACCCTGTTCCATTTGAAGAAGTATAAATTTTAGCTGTAGAATTTTTATCTGTAAAAGCTAAAAATAACCCAAGAGTGTCAGCCCAAATAACTCTTTGAAATAGTTGCGCTGTAATAGTTTGAGTAGACCAAGCAGTTCCATTTGCTGAAGTCATTACTCGATGGGTGCCGCTTTCCGCAACAGCTACAAATAAATTAAGTGAGGAAGACCACGCTACACTTTTCCAACGATTAGCTTCTGCAGCAGTTTGTGGATTCCAAGAAGTTCCATTCGCAGAAGTCCACACTCGGTGAGTTCCATCCTCAGTTACAGCAACTAAAAGAGATAAACTGGGCGACCAACAAACTGAATTAAATTTATTATTTTCAGAAGGAGTATGAGCAGTCCAGGTAACTCCGTCAGGAGAAGTAAGGATATGCCCTGTAGTTTGAGTTCCTACGGCAACAAAAAGTAATAATTCATGAACCCAAATACACCCCTTGCCTAAACCAATTTCCCAATTAGTTCCTTCTGGGTTTGAATTATAACTCCAAGTGATAGACATTTATCGTTGCCCAGCAGCAGGCCATTGACGATATGTTCTTAAAGTAGTCATTAATCTTTCATTAGCCTGATGGAGCATACTTTCAGGAGTACCATGAAAATGATTAATGATAGAAATTCCGCCAGCCTTACTAAGAGGAGTTATACTTGAACCACTAGGGAGATTTACTAATTCTGGCCCTTGTTCCCCAACTAAAGCCGTTCCACCTGCAAAATTTTCAGTACCACTTACAAATCCTGGGATACGGGGGCCAATAGGTTTACCCTTCTTACCTCCACGTAGAATAGCGATAATCTCTGAAAAAGAATAACCTTCCTTTGCAAGTTCATCCGCAGAGCCAGGGCTAAATCCAAATCCGGCAATAGATTGATCAAAATTTGAGAAGGTTACGTCTTGAGTGAAAACTTCCTTTTGCTCCTTTGCCATCCGGTCGTCCCACTCTTTATTCCAGTCGTCAAAACGCTTTTTATCTTTAGCCGCTAATTCTTCTGCTCTTTTTTCCTCAAGGTCAATAGAAGTAATTCTTTCTTCCTTTGCCTTCTCAGTATATCTATCGTCAATCTCTCCGCGCTTTGCTGCTCCATCACGATAAATTTCATTTAAGTCATCTTGATATTCTTTAGCGAGAATTTTACCTTCATTAAATTTCTTAGTAATAGCAGCAATTTCTTTTTTCTGTTGCTCATCAACAGCAGCTAATTCAGCTCTATGCTCTTCCTCTTGCAGCATTAAGGAGCGATTATGAGCCTGAACTTGTGCGGCATAAGCCGAGTTAGCATAAGTCGCATCAGAGATTAAACCCTGATCATGCATCTTTTTCAGATGCTCTAAATAATCCTTTTCTTCAATAGTATTATATTTATCAGCTAAAACTAATTTTGCTTTATGACGTTTATCTTCTTCCTCATTAGCTTTAGCTGTTAAAGTCTCAAGAAGTTGGATCTGGTCTTCCCAATTCTTTTTAAACTGCTCAGCTTGGCGAGCAGCAGCCTTATCGTCCTGCTTTTCAGTATTCTGGAAATCTTTTAATTCTTTATCCGCAGCTTTTACTGACTTTTCATATTCTTTATACTGAGCAACAGAAAGACCAATACTAGCTGCATTTTGTTCTGTAGCAAGTCCTGCTTGCTGTAAAACATCCATTGCATGTTTCTGATCAACTGTTAATTCTTCTACTAATCCCCCCTGTTTTTGTAGAATAATATTAAGTTCTTCATCAATAGTTAAATTTTCTTTTTGTTTCTCAGTGTGAGCTTCTTGAGTTTTTAATAGAGCATTATAAGCATCAAAAAATTTATTAATGTCTCCGCCAGCTAAAGTAAAAGCAATTCCAAGATCTTTAATTTGTTTAATTGCATCTATAATACCTCCACTTCCACTAACGCCCATTAACTCAAATCCTGTTTTAGCTATACGCTGTTGAATATCTAGCCATTCAGCAGCCTCTACCTTTAAATGATTCCAAAATTGATCCCAGAATCCTGTAGTTGTACTTAAATTTCTTTGAGTTTCTGCAGCTAAAGTATCTACAGAAGCTTCCTTTTTAAGACCATCAAATTTTTCAACAAGTGGGTCAATTCCCTCGGTACCAAATAATTCTAATTCTAATCGAGCACGTTGAGTAGGATCAGGAATACCTTCTAAAGCAGTTATGATAGCATTAAAACGTGCTTCAGGATCTAGTGATTGTAAGTTATAAAATGAAAGATTAAGTTCATTTAAAGCCTCTAATGAACTTACTTTCATAGTATCAAAATTTTTATTTAAAGTCGTAACAGCTTGAGAAACTTTTGTAAAAGGAATTTCTAATTTTGTTGCCCCAAATTGTAAAACTTCTAAAGTTTCAATAGAAATTCCTAATTCATCATTAAGAGTAACAAGTTCTTGAGCACTGGTAAAAATTGATTTTGTAAAATCAAAAATTTCTTTTGCCGCAAACATAGCAGCAAAACGAATAGCCATTCTACCGACAATATTCTCAACAGCACTAGTTTGCTGTCCTAATACTCCCATTTGACCATTTATATCTGCAATTTTTTGCTCAAATTGTGCCGCTTTTTCAACCCAAGGACCCAACATTCCTGCTGCTTTAGCCCCCTCCTCTCCCCCCGCTTGCATATCCGCATTTAATTTATCAATATTAATTTTAGCTTGTTTAAGTTCTGCATCGAGCAATCTAAGATCACTTTCATAAGTGATTCTTAGTTTAGCGCCAACTTCTGTCCCAGAAATAGGCATTATTCCTCAGATCTTTGATTCAAATGCCAGATGATGCGGCTCACAAGTTCTGGCGGCGCTTCTCTTAAATCCGAACAACTCCACGACATAAATCTCATTACTGCAATGTCGGTATCGAGTTGGGCCCTTCCGCCTTCGGATTCAAGAGAACTTTTTTTGCATCTTCAACCTTTTGACGATGGGTAAAGATGACCTTATTAATTTCTTCAAAAACTACGGGGTCTAAAGCCTGAATAGACTCTAGACACAAAGGAGGAACATTCCCCTCGGAGTCATGAATATGCCAAGCAGTTAACCAAATAGTCGCTCGAAGCATTTCATAGAGACCCCAATCAACTGAACGAAAAATTTTATCTCCGACAGCTTTATGAACTATTCCAGCTTCATCTTCCTGTTTCTTTTCCCCATTATTAAGCTGTTTCTTTATAACAATCCACTCACCCTCTTCACTAAGAGGATATTTTTGAGTATCTGTTCCTACAAAACAATTTCTCATAAATTTTTTCTCAAGCAAACAGGAATTGATGTAAGAATATCTGGGTCTCCGTCTATTAACCCAGTTATTGAATTTCCCAAAACTTGGTTACCTAAAACAGGCCAACACCAAAAAACATTTTGGGATAATTCTAAAATTAATACATTAACTTTTCTAATCCAGAACGGATTAGACTGATCTACTTGAGCAGTAAAAGTTGAAGTTGTAGAGCCAAGCGTTTCAGAATTTCGCTTAACTCTACAATTAGAGAGGATAGCCGCCGAGTGATAGTCGGCGGCTAAATACCCATTACTTGAAAGAACTTCAATGCTCGGGACCATGCCTAATCCCTAACTAATTAGCTCTGGAGATAAAGAGCATCATCACCAGTAATCTTCCAAGTGCCACTCGCCTTAGCCGTAGTCGAGCCGCCAGCAAGTTTACCTGGGATAATCCAACCAGAACCATAGTAGTACAAATTCATATTAGCTACGCCGAGGGGGTACAGGTAAAACTTTGACTTAGTAGAACCTGTGCCAGCCTGCCAAAGAACTTTAGAGGTGGAATCATAGTTACCGCCAAAAGTTCCCGTCCAACCCGCTAAGCCCTTAACAAAGTTTTTCCAACTATTGTTTAAAGGAGTAACATCTACTAAAGGCTGATCATAATCGATAGACCAATCTAACTGTTCTCCGACAGGAGAAGCAGTTGAGCTATTATCTGGGCTAACGTAGATAATAGCACTTTTTCCATGAATTGCATTTGAAGACATTTAATTTCCTCTTTTAGTGTAGAGTGTTTAATAAAGCCTTTGCACGATTATTAAAAGTTTGTCCTTGGATCAATTCAAAAGCTAGAGCAGCCTTTTCCTGTCTTTCGTAGTCATTTGAAAGAGCCTTCCGAATCTCGTGCTCTAATTCATGTGGGGTTGAAATCGTAGGAACACAATCTCCGAAAGTATCTATCACCTCTTGTCGTTTATCACAAATCTGAAAAGCCTTACAAGCTGCTACCTCATATGCTCGAGGGTTCATACTTAAGGCAGTTGGGTGCTCTCGGTGCATATTCAAGATAATTTTAGAAGAAGCATACCATTTAGAAATTTCAGTATTATCTATAAACTGCATTCCCTTAAAGAATGGAAATAAAGGGCTACCAGCTAAAATACCCCAAGCCCCATAAATCTTTAAGTCGATTCCTGTCCAATCTACCTGTTCAAGCATCTCAACTCTATTCTTCCAACCTGTTCCTATTAAAAGAACATCCGAAGAATATTCTGGGTCAGAATCTACAGGTTTATGAACTTCGGGGTCAAAAGCGTGTGGAATATAAGACCATCCCCTCTGAGCTGAAATAGCTTCAGTTGTAACTAAATTTACATCTGGATAACAACTAGCCCATTCAGATTGGTGTTGATCTTCGTAAGGAGATTCAGTAAAGATTATTGTCGTCTTAATATTACAATGCTTTAAAAGTAATAAAGCTACTGGATGAACATTAAGACCAGAAACAATAATAACTTGATTAGCATCAAAGTAAAGTGCTTCAAGAACAATTGTTTCACTAGCCTTTTCTGACATTAAAATCTGATTTTCAGAGTGTTCAGGAACTGCCTTCTGGTGATAAGCATAATGCTTATTCATATAGTAGTCTTTAATGTTTTCTTCCCCCACAAGTTTCGCAAGCGCATTACGATACCCTCGGGCTACATCCCAAACACTAAAGGTACAAATTGGCCAAACAAAAAGAATTCTCATGAGGTGCTAGGTTCTTTCCATGCCCGAAAATTACAAACCCAGTAACGACGAAAATTTTCATCTTTATCAAGAAAGAAAGGTGGTCCTAGACAATCAATAGCCTTATAGCTAACTCCTGATAAAGTTACATTTAACTGAGCAACTAATAAAGTTCGTGCTCTAATAGCGCGTAAAGCAGGACCATTATTATCGTCCCTAACCCCTCGAACAACTATCTGAAAATGAGGAAATTCTAGACGAGTCTGAGTTCCTCCAGTTCCGAGGGTAGGCTCGTCAACTTCTCCCCCAAAATACTCAAGAACTGCTATTGCCATATCTGGATCTGGAGGCATCTCATTATAAAAGATGCTAGTATTAACAGATCCAAATCCATTCGCTGCTAAAAGCGCAGCTATTTCAGCACCAAGCATTAGAGTAACCCAGTTCCTCCAGGCGACCCTGCTCCAGAAAAAGCGCCTGGGGCATAAGTTTCCCAATTACTAAAAGCCGTAGAGACAGCTTGCATTAAAGAAGGTCTGATTTGTTCTCCTCCAATTAAATTTACAGGAACTTCAATATATTTAGCCTGTCCAACACGATGTTTATACATTAAATTTTCGTGCTGGATAGCCGCATATGCTTCTGCTCCTGAACCTTCTTTTCCTGCCCAAATTGAGACTGTAATTCCATTTGGGTCTATAGTAGCTTCAACATCACAGTCAACGCTATCTCTTAAAACTCCACTAACATTCTTTCGCCAAATTCCAGTTTTAATACCAAAACGAAGGCTAGTGGGTTTCATTCCAACAAGTCTTTTACCTACTTTTCCAATATAAATTGGAACATATTTTTCTTTGATTTCTTTTACAATCCTCTTAGCTAACAAAACTTCTTCTTTTGCCGCAGCCTCAATAGTTTCTTTCTCAAGTCTAGAAATAGATTCACTAAGTTCTGTGAATCCAAAAGCTTCCCAAGTATAGGTAATCATTGTAATTCTAAAGTAATATGGTGATTACCTAATTCGTCATCAACAATATTAACATCAATTAAAGGAGTCTGCCTAGGAACATATCCCTCAGGAAGTGTAATTCTATCTTTAACGTCAATTAAAATTGTTGATAAAAGAAAAATTTTCCCACGAGCAGTAATTGTTCGTCCTTGTCTATCGACAACTAAATGATTCCCCATCTCAACTCGACAATCAGAAAAGTAGGCAGACCCATAAGTCGCTCCTGCACCTCCCCCGGTATACCCGGTCCAAGGTTCAATCATTACTGATTGCGGCATGAAGTCTGCCCACTCATTAACTGTCGGTTCGGCGCTCATATAGTCGTCAAAGGATTAGTTGGGTTTAAAGTAGGCTGAGGAGCATTAGGATGATTATCTAATCCTATTCCAATTGTCGGAGAAACCCAATCTGAATTAGCCTGCTGGGCTTCCTTATCCGAGATAGAGATACCGCCAGCATAAGGAACCTGATGACCCGCTCCTCTAGCTCTTAGCATTCCTGCTAATTTTGTATAGAATACAATATCATAAGAAATGAAAAATTCACTAATTTTCTTTGACTTAATATTCCCAGCAGAAGCTACGAGGGAATCGCAACAGGCTGCTGCTGCCATAAAGACATTAGCCTCCTGGGTAATCATCCAATAAATCTCATCATCCTGTAAAAGTTGACGAGTGTATTTTGTATCCTGAACGAGAAAACGCACCTGCATTAACTGCCCCAGAGTTGCTGGGGGATAAGTTCCTACTGTAGAATCACTAAATTTAGAAGGGTCGTAATCCCATGCCATTTTTGAAACCTACATAGTAGCGCGAACCCAAACAGTAACTGGAGGAGTTGTAGCTGTGCCAAATCTCGCTCTAAATTGAGAAGCAGATAAAAGTGTAGAATACCAAAGACCATTACCAGTTGCAGTATTAACTGCTGTCTGAGTGCCTGTCGAGGGTAGCATATTCTGAGTTACCCAAGTAGTTCCGTTATCAGCACTAACCTCAAAAGTTATAGTTCCTGTCCAAGACCCAGTTATCTGAACTCCTACATACTTATACCCACCAAGATTAACTCCAATACACCCTGTAGAGTTAATAGAAGCACCGGCACAAGTATTAGTAGTTAAAGTTGCTGTAGCAGTAATCGGCTTAACATTAGAAATTGTTTGAGCCGAAAGAACTGGGGCAAATACAATAGCACAAAGAGCGAAGATAAAAATCTTCTTCATACAACCTCTTACGATTGGGTACCAACAATAGTCCAAGTAGGACTAGCTTTTGACCCAGTATTAATATAAAGCTTTTTACCTGTTAAATCAACAAGAAGTGACCCAGGATTAGCCTTATATGTATTAGCGTAAGTAGTGCTGGTATTAATAGTACCAGTAAAAGTAGAGAGTGCTGCCTGGCCGAAAAGAAGTGCGCCGACTTTAAAAAGACCGCTAGAACCTGTCTGAGCCATTATACCCTTCCCATCTCTAATAGAATGTTAGAGCCATCCGGGTTTGGATTGTTAGGCTGGCTTAATCATTCGTTGATCT